CCTACATGTAAAGCCCCGCCTATATTAATCCCGAAGTGTGTTGTAAGTTGATGTAAATTAAATATCATGATAAACCCTCCAATATGTCTATTTCTGTATGTGGACATGTTATCTTAACCTTATCAAAATTAATCTTATTAAGGTCTATTCTTTTTCCTTCTGCAAATTGCTCAGCCAAGTAGTCTGCGTCATAGGAGTATTGATCTCCATTTCTATTCTGCGCTTCATTTTGAACTCTATTGTTTGGGCTGTTAACCACGCAGCTAAACTCAGCTGACGCCATCATGGGCGTCATGTTGAAGTAAAACCTCTGTAGCTTGGATTCAAACTCATTTGGCGTTTGGCCCCAAGAGTATTTTGCTCTAGGGACTCCTTTGTTGTCATAGAATTTACGAAGATGGGCCAGCTCCTCACAGCAATACAGCATAAAATTCTTTGTGAAGATATGTCCATCTACGGAAAGGGCATAGCTCCAATATCCACCCACACCAACTCCAGTTCTGTTCCAAAGCAAAAAAGCCTCGTTTGAGGATGGTATCTCTACCTTGTATATAGGTTTTGGTACAGGGTCTTCTCTCTGCTCTCCATCGCCGTAATCTCTAGTTCTTGAGTTTAAGCCTATACGCAAAGAAAACGTAGCCGGAGGTTGAGGGGCGGTAAATATAGCATCGACGTTCTCTATGGTAAAGTCAATTTTTCTAAAGGCTATATCATCGTCAGTAAAAAACGCGAGGTAGTCTGAGGATTGACTTACTAAATCAACAAGATCGTCAAAAATGCAATATCCCTGTTCAACAAAATTAATATCAGGATACTCTACTTTGAGCCTATTGTAGTGCTCTTTGTATGAGTCGTTAGATGTTTTGTATAAGACAGAAATGTTATTGTCATCAAAAAGATTTTGCTTGAGGCTTTTAATACATAGGTCAAGCTGTAAAGGTCTATCTTTACTAAATACGATTGAGGTAAACATCAAATTGCTCCCTGTTTTCATTGAACCATGCGACTGTCATTTCAAGCCCATCTAGCAAATCGTACTTGGGCTCGTAACCTAACCTATCCTGCGCTCTGCTGATATCCAACTGTCTACGAGGTTGTCCGTCTGGATAACTGGAATTAAAGTATATTGCCCCTTCGTACCCCATAACGTCTGCAATCGTGTGAGCTAAGTATTTTATTTTTATTTCTCCGCCGGTACCGATATTAATTGGCTCTGGCGATACATCTGTTTCTAATGCTAATCTGAACGCATCTGCGCAATCATAAACGTGCAAAAACTCTCTGCTGGCTTCACCAGTGCCCCAAACTTCTACGGCTTCCAAATCAAATTTCATAGCCTTGTAAAACTTAAGCATGAGAGCTGGGATAACATGGCTTACAGAAGGATCAAAGTTGTCGTGAGGGCCGTACATATTTACTGGTACTAAATTAACAGCGTTCAAGTCGTACTGTTGGTTATAGGCTACTAGCAGCTGAGATAGCGTCTTTTTTGCTATACCATATGGAGCGTTTGTCTCTTCTGGAAACCCTTTCCAAATATCTTCTTCCTTAAAGGGAACTTCAGTAAACTTCGGATAAGCACAAACAGTTCCAGCCATCACGAATTTTGATACTTTATTCAGTCTTGATCGCTCAATAGTATTTAATCCCATAGCGAGATTATTATAGAAGAACAGTCCGGGATTCTGCCTGTTTGCTTCAATGCCTCCAACAGTAGCAGCAAGATGAATGACTGCTTTCGGATCGTATTTATCAAATGCTGCTTTTGTTTCCTCGGCGTTTGTCAAATCATGGGAGCTACCAATCGCGTTAACATTTTCGTACCCATTGGCTAAAAGATTCGAGACAACAGCTTTACCTAAAAAGCCTGTTCCACCTGTAACTAATATTGATTCATTTTTATACATTTATATACTCCTTGGCGTTTTGCCAGCCGCTAACTACATCTGTAGCCTCTTTTTCGCATCCAAAGTACTGAAGTATATCAGAGATTCTATGGAAGTTAGTATGGTTATTCAAAACAAACTCTTTTCCCTTTTGACTAATAGCTAGTCGCTCGTCTTCATTTTTCAGATAGTAATCAATTTTTGAGGCGAAGTCTTGAGGTGAGTCTGCGAAGACAACGCCGTTGTTATCAAATATATTTTTAATAGACATAATATTATCAGAGATACAGAAGCCTCCAGCACATAATATTTTGAAACATCTCTCGTTTATATCAAATCCATATTCATGCGCATGAGGTTCACTAAGGTTTGGGCATATTCTTGCGGAACGGAAAAGATCCTTTACTTTATCGTCCTGTATAAAACCACAATACTGATTAACACCAGTCCAAGGTTGATTGCCAAATATTTTTATATTATAGTTACCAATAGGATAGCAAAGTGGAGTTAAATAGTTATCTATCACAATACCTTTATAGGGCCAGTAACCGCCCACGAATCCTATATCGCAACCCAAAGATTCGTCATAGCTAGATTTTAAGTATTCCTGTACATCAGCACACATTATCAATGACTTAGCGTCAATGCCAATGGTTTTATATTTTGAATGAGTTTGGTTGACTGCATCTTGATCATAGTGAATGTGAACAAAGTCTGGTTTGCCCGTTTCCTCTTTCAGTCTTTTAAGCGTTTCTAGTTCTTGCTGGTTAGCATAAAGAACATTGAATCTCTGGTCTTGCTCAAAGTCACCCCAGTCTCCAGCTCTCAAGCCTACTTTGAGGTGTGGTCTTTCATAGATACACTTCAGCAAAGCTCTATCTAGATTGTAGGATTGTCCCATAAACAAGTCAGGCTCAAAGCTATCGAACGCATCAAAAGCCGGTATGTTCTTGCAATCCCAAAAATATACTTCTATGCCGCACTCAGCAAAGGCTCTGGCCCAAGCCATCCTTTGAAAGTAGTGAGCGTGCATTCCGTCACTTGATATTAAAATTTTCATTCTTTATGTCCTTCATACAATCTATTTCAACTATAAATGTTTTCTGAGGTTTATGCACCTTAAAAGATCCGCCTTTGTTGATTATTGAATTTATTATTTCAAAAGTAAGAAGGTGCTTTGAGTCATCGTTTGATTTGCAGCAGAGACTCCTTAGCATCGAAAGTTCTTTGCCTGTGAAAAACGCCATTTGAGACCACTTTTCTTTTAGTCCGTAAGATAGTATACTGGCTTTATTGTTAACAGACGTTACACCAACTTCTCTTTCTGCAATACTGTCGGTTGTATCCAATACAATAAAAGACTTAGAGAAATCTGCATTGTCTAGTATGGTTGCATTGAAATACAAATCTCCATGAACAACCAGTAGACTGTCATCCGTAGAAGAATTCACAAGCAATCGAAGAGTCTCAAACGGGCCTGTAGTTTTGTATAGTTGGTTTTCTACGAATCTTACTCGCCCCATAAACTTCTTTACAATCTTCTGTGACTCTACCCCAATCCCAACTAGGATGTTTGGTTTAGAGAATATTGACGATAAAGCTTCTAGTTGCCAATCAAGGAGACATTTTCCTCCTATTTTTATTAGTGAACGTGGTTCATTAGATCTAATCCGATTACCAAGTCCAGCACATAGAAGAGCAACCCCTGTTGTAAAGCTGCCTCTTTTAATTTTTTGTATGAATCTGCTCATCTCTACTCTTGATCTTCTGCATGTTGTTGACAAAAATATTTTGGTTCATTTTCATAGACTGGTTCTGTCCAGTTTCTCTAACGAAAGACAGCGGCTCTGCTATATGGTTTATCATACAAACATTTCCCAATCTAAGCCAGAGATCATAATCTTCTGTGCAGCCTATGAATCCTTTTGAGGCTGGCCCATGTAGGCTGCTGTCATAAAACTCTTTGTTGTCTAATATAACCCTTTTTAGGTGTTCTTTCTTTATTACTCCAGCGCTATGA